TGAAGGTCTATCCGACAAAGGTGTATGGACTGCCAAGAAGCGTTATATTCTAAATGTATATAACAACGAAGGCGTGCAGTATGCCAAACCTAAGATTAAAGTCATGGGTTTGGAAATGATTAAGTCTTCAACACCATCGGCTATCCGTTCACGCATGTGGGATGCTGTGGCTTTGATGATGACTGGTACAGAAGACCAGATTCAGTCGTTTATTGCCGATTTCAGAGAAGAATTCAAAGGTCTACCACCAGAAGAAATTTCATTCCCTCGTGGTTTGAATGGACTGAAAACATATGCAGATTCGGTAACAATGTATAAGAAAGGCACACCAATTCATGTTCGTGGTGCAATTCTATACAACCATTACCTAAAAGAAATGAAACTGGATAAAAAGTATCCTATGATTCAAGAAGGTGAAAAGTTAAAGTTTACCTATTTGAAACTACCAAATCATTTCAAAGAAGATGTTATTTCATACCCTTCACGAATTCCACCAGAATTTGGGCTTGACGACTATATCAATTATGATGTACAATTCGACAAAGCATTTCTGGAGCCAATCAAGGTGATTCTAAATTGTATGGGTTGGAAAACAGAAAAGAACAATTCACTTATGGACTTTTTCGGATGATTTTCCTAACTTTCTTAACCGCCATAGCATTGTCTGCTGTGGCAGCGTATTACTCAGTCATTGGTTTGGCTGAGATTTTCCCTGGTTCTTTTTGGCCAGTTGTTATTATGGGTGCTGTACTTGAAGCATCAAAGTTGGTAACAGTATCTTGGTTGTATCGTAATTGGCATCACACTGGTTTCCTATTAAAAGGATACTTGTCTGTTGCCGTTACTATTTTGATGTTGATTACCTCAATGGGTATCTTTGGTTATTTGTCCAAGGCACATTTGGAACATTCAAGTGACACATCACCATTGCAATCTAAAGTGGAATTATTACAGGAGAAAATTCGTGTTGAGAGAGAAACTATTGAAGAATCACGCAAGGAACTTAAACAGCTTGATGCGATTGTTGACCAAACAGTTGGCCGCTCAACGGATGAAAAAGGTTTACTCCAAGCGCAAGCGTTACGCCGCACTCAACAGAAAGACCGTAACCGATTGGTATCACAAATTGAACAGTCGCAAAAAAGCATTGCCGGCAACCAAGAGGTCCTTGCGCCACTATCTGTGGAGCTTAAAAAAGCAGAGGCGGATTTGGGACCCATTAAATATGTTGCTGCCTTGGCGTATGGTGAGGAAGCTGGAGTGGGCGTTGTTGAGAAAGCGGTTAGGCTTGTAATTGGTCTAATCATTGTTGTGTTTGACCCATTGGCTATTCTATTATTGATTGCTGGTAATATCTCACTAGCAAATAGAAGTTCAACAACAGAAGTAAAACGTTCCAAGGTGTGGGACGACTTTATGAAAAAACAACCAACAGAACTGGTACGTGAACCGGACCATGTTGGTATTATTGCACAAGAAATCGAAAGTGTTTTACCTGAAGCAATCACCTCGTATGAACAATCAAAAGCCTTCATCACTAAGGATCAATTAGATGGAATGATGATTAAGGCAATTCAGGAATTGAATGAGAAGATTGAAAATCCCGTGGATAAACATGCATATCTACATGAACCATTCAAACACTTTGAAAACCTACAACCAATACCGGCGCCAACTACACAAGAAGAAGTAAGGGCACCAGATGTTTCAACTAGAACAGTTGAGATAAAAGAAGATAACATGATTGTGATTGATGAACTGGGTAACACTATTCCACCAATCGCAACTAAGTATGATTACACTGATAATTTCTCGTTTCGTGAAAAGGATAAAAAATGAGCATTCTTGACAAAATTAAAAAGAACAGCAGTATTAAAGACTCTGCTATTCTATCCAAATCAAAGTTCTTCACTGATAAGGACATGATTCCAACGGCAGTACCAGCGGTGAACATTGCACTCTCTGGTAAATTAGATGGTGGTCTTACACCAGGTCTTACAATGTGGGCAGGTCCATCCAAACACTTTAAGACAGCCTTTTCTTTATTGATGGCCAAATCATATATGGACAAATACCCAGATGCTGCACTTCTATTTTATGATTCTGAGTTTGGCACTCCTCAATCTTATTTCGATTCCTTCGGCATTGACACTAATCGTGTCCTCCATACTCCTCTTACTGACATTGAACAATTAAAGTTTGATGTGATGCAACAGTTGACACAATTAGAACGTGGTGAACACCTAATCATCATCATTGATTCTATTGGCAACTTGGCATCTAAGAAAGAAGTTGATGATGCATTGGACGGCAAATCAGTTGCTGACATGTCACGTGCCAAGCAAGTGAAGTCTTTGTTCCGTATGGTAACACCACACTTGTCATTAAAAGACATTCCTATGATTGTAGTCAATCACACATACATGGAAATCGGTATGTTCCCCAAAGCAATTGTTGGTGGTGGTACTGGTTCATATTACTCTGCTGATAATATCTTTATTATCGGTCGTCAACAAGAAAAAGAAGGGTCTGAAATTGTCGGTTACAACTTCGTCATCAACGTTGAGAAATCACGTTACGTTCGTGAGAAATCTAAAATCCCTGTTACTGTACTGCATGACGGTGGCATTAGCAAGTGGTCTGGCCTATTGGACATTGCTCTTGAATCTAAACATGTAATCAAACCATCGAATGGTTGGTATTCACGTGTTGACGATGAGGGTGTGGTAGAAGATAAAAAGTTCCGTGAAAAGGATACCAACACATCAGCGTTCTGGTTGCCTATTTTGAAACAGAAAACTTTCCAGAAATTCGTTGAAGACAAGTACAGTGTAGGATCATCAGAAATCCTAATGAATGATGCGATTGATGAAACCTTTGATGTGGAGACCACCAATGGAGCTGATTGAAGGTATTGACTATTGTTTCATTTATCCCAAAAATGATGATGCGTCTGTACACCTTAAATTTTTAACTGGACCATATAAGGATACTATATTCAAGTATGGTAAGGTTAAATTTAAGGAAGAAAATGACCAGGTCTATTTACTTTTTGCGTATGATGTGTTAGAATCACCTGTTATGAAACCCAAGAAATTGGAAAAAGATAGTGATTTTAAAAACTACATTGGTGACCTATTGGTACAACTAATGTCAGGCAACCTTGAACAGGATATTATTGATGAGACTGGAACAGACGATTCTCAAGAATCTGATTTACAATGACGAGTACACAAGAAAAGTATTGCCATTTCTTAGACCAGAGTACTTCACTGATGGTACAGACCGCCAGGTGTTCAATGCAGTCAACCAGTTTGTACAAGACTACAATGTGCCACCATCGGTTGAAGCAATTGAATTGGCCGTCCAAGAAAAACGCAATCTCACAGATGATGAAGTGGAAAGATGCAAAACGAATCTACAAGAGATTAGACAAACTGCATCGGAAAGATCCGAACTTCAATGGCTTGTTGACAAAACCGAACAGTTCTGCCAAGAAAAGGCCATTTACAATGCTGTATTGGGGGCAATTTCTATACTTGACGGGAAGGACAAAAGTGCCGAGAAAGGTGCGATTCCCTCTCTATTATCGGATGCCTTGGCTGTAAGTTTTGACAGTTCGGTTGGCCACGACTATCTGGAGAACTCCGATGAACGATTTGAATTCTACCACAGAAAAGAAGAACGAATCCCATTTGACTTGGAGTTCTTTAACAAGATTACAAAAGGTGGACTACCTACTAAAACACTTAACATTGCTCTCGCTGGCACTGGTGTGGGTAAGTCTCTTTTTATGTGTCACGTTGCCGCTGGCTGTATGTCACAAGGCAAGAACGTGTTGTATATTACGATGGAAATGTCGGAAGAAAGAATCGCCGAACGTATAGATGCAAACTTACTGAATGTCACCATGGATGATTTAACAAATCTATCCAAAGAATTGTATGACAAGAGAATTGCACGACTACGTGAGAAGACAGTTGGCAAATTAATCATCAAAGAATATCCAACTGCATCCGCATCAGCAACACATTTCAGGACACTACTCAATGAACTCAATCTTAAAAAGAACTTTGTTCCTGATATTATTTTCATTGACTACCTCAATATTTGTTGTTCTTCTAGAATCAAAGCCGGAGCCAACATTAATAGTTATACCTATGTCAAAGCAATTGCAGAAGAATTGCGAGGTCTTGCCGTTGAATTCAACGTCCCAGTTGTCTCTGCTACACAAACTACAAGAAGCGGATATGGTTCATCCGACCCAGGGTTGAAAGATACAAGTGAATCTTTTGGTTTGCCAGCAACCGCTGACTTGATGTTTGCTTTGATTTCTAGTGAAGAACTAGAAGCGATGGGTCAAATTATGGTTAAACAATTGAAGAATCGTTATAATGACCCAGGTTATTACAAACGATTCACTGTTGGTATTGACCGTTCAAAGATGAAACTATTTGACATTGAACAATCAGCACAAGATGGTTTGACTGATTCTGGACAAGATGATAAACCACTGAACACTTTTGGTAACAGAGAAAAACCACAAAAGAAATCATTTGATGGATTTAAAGTATGACATTGACATTTGAAGAAGGCGTACATTGTGCCAAAGCGTTTGAAGATTACTTTGGTAACTTTGACCGTATTGATGAATACATGCGTGACCAGAAGTTGAATTCTCTGGCTGACATTCCTAGCAACCCATTATTCCCAATCGAAGATGAATTATTCCAAGATTTTAAGATGCATCCGAAGGATATGGATTTCGAGGTTTGTGAGATTCCCACAAGCACTTGGGAGACCTTACTTGACATAACCTCGTCACATGTAAACATTGCGCCTGTTGGCCGTAATGTCAAGTTGGCCGTCAAAGAGAAGAACACTGGAAAGTACGTAGGATTCATTCGTCTTGGTTCTCCTGTAATCAACTGTAAACCTCGTAATGAACTCTTAGGACAAGTGTTTACGCAACAACCTGAATGGGGTAAACGATTCAACAACTCTGCAATGATGGGTTTTGTTATCGTACCCGCACAACCATTTGGTTATAATTACCTTGGTGGTAAGTTGTTGGCTTTGATTTGTACCTCACATGAAGTGCGTGAGATTGTCAACAAGAAATACGGAATGAATTTGTGTTTGTTTGAGACTACCAGTTTGTATGGTAGTTCTAAGACTGTATCGCAATATGATGGTTTGAAACCATATATCAGATATGATGGCTTGACAGACTCAGACTTTTTGCCTATGATGCACGGTAAACCCTATTCGGAACTCCGTGATTATGTCCAAGAAAGAACTGGTCCTTTGGTTGAAGATGATGCTTCTAGTAAGAAACTAAAAATCTCCATGAAGATTATCTCCTTAACCAAAGCAGCACTTAAAGGTACACCTGAAGGGGATACATTCAAAGCAACGATTGAAAAGGCCAAAGGGTTGACAGAGCAGAAACGTTATTACCATTCTGACTATGGTTTCAAGAACATGAAAGATTATGTTAACTGTAAGACGGACGTGCTTATTCCTGGTGAAAACTATGAAAAACACAAACTGGCAAACTTGATTGAATGGTGGAGAAATAAAGCAGTCAACCGATATGCAACACTACACAATGAAGGTCGTTTACGTGATGAACTTGAGATTTGGACTTCAGGAAAAGACATTCAGATTATTAGATAAATACTAGATTATTACCTAATCAATCAAAATGACACCAGCAGAATATGAAAAGTCAGCAGGCGGAGGACCATATAAAGGAACACCACGTTCAAAGATTTTTCTTTTAAAAATCGGAGACAAATCTCCTTTCACTTTAAATAATGGCCAAAAGGTCATTGGTACAAAATGGGATTCTGAAAACCGTATTTTGTATGTCGGCACCAAACAAATCAAATTATCTGAAATCAAAAAAGATAAAGATATGGGTGGTGGCGGTTCTGGTGCTGGCGCAGACTTAACTGCATACACCGAATCTGGACAGTGTTATGTTTCATCTGTTGCTTATAATGTTTTGAAACGTAAGATTAAATGGGAAGATTTGACACTAGAGAACTTACAGAAGGCAGCCAAGTTCTGTGACACAGGTAAGACAACATTGGATGATGTGATTGAAAAGTCTCCTGCTGATTGGGTTCAGTCGTATGTTAAGACGGCAAATATCACATACGAACAATATAAAATGTCTGGTTCTCCTGTTTATTTCCACCGTGATTCTAAGTTTATGAATGCTGTATATGACGCCAAGAAAAAGGTGCATGATGTGGATAAACAGTCCAAGAATCCACAAGCACCAGGAACTTTCTCTAACGACAAGTGGAATCCTGGTGATATCTGGCAAACGACATTACGTGAAGTTCCTACTCTGAGTACTGATAGTTGGGGCACATTAAACGCCGACATTTATAAATTGGCAACAGAAAAGAAATTACTTGGTGTATCATTGAAGAAGATTGGTTCTACCGCACACATTGACGAATATAACAAACCAAAAACAAAATCTAGTGGTTATAACTATGAAGGTTTCAGAGTAACATCCAAGACAGATAAGGGTGGTGTACCATTCTTCAACTCAATGGACTTATACATGAACATTAGTGGTAAAGAAGTTCAGTTCAGAGCAACATCAGGTGAAGCAAGTTGGCAAGGTGAAATTAAAGGTGCAACTGCTGCTGGTGGTAAAATCGGCGGCGGTAATGTAAACTTTTATTTGAGAAAACACACCGGCAAAGAATTGTTTTCTGATAGTGAAAAAGAAGTTGTTGCCTTTACAAAATCAAAGAACTTCTTCCAAGAATTCTATGCATTGTATAAAAAACACTTCAACGAAGCAGGCATATCAGGTAAACCAGTTTCATTTGATGAGTTTGTTGCATACGCAAGTGCTCAAGCAAAAACTTCACCTGGTTATTTGTTTTCTAAGTATATGAATATGAAGTTTATTGACATTTTTCTAAGTGTCTCTAAATCCAAGAGAGATGAAATTGTGGCAGACTTCTTTCGTTATGCCGCATCAAACACAGACCAAAGTTCCTATTTTATTAAGGTATCATAATGAAAAACAATATTGATGATGATTTTGGATTCTCTGCTATTTCAGCGGAAGAATATGAAGAACGAATCAGTCGTAAAGCAGAAATCGCTTCCGATGAAACTGCATTACATTACCAACAGAAATTACAAGATTTGGAAACTATAATTATTCCATTCTTGGAAAAACTACGTGACACCGGAGATAAAGAATACATCTTCTGGCCAAATCGTAAACCAGTATTAGACAAACAAATTGATAAGATTCTGAAACTAACTAGAGAATAATTATGAAACCATTGGTGACTGTGGTGACACCTACAACAGGTGCACCATACTTGAGACAGGCAATTGAGTCTGTCAAAAATCAAACATATGAAAATGTACAACATCTAATTTTCGTGGATGGCCAACCGAAAGGTCGTGTCATTTGTTCCGAATATACTGGCATAGATGTTATTGACCTACCCTACCCAACTGGCACCGACAGATATAATGGACACAGGATGTATGGCGCCAGTGCGTTCCTTGCCAAAGGTGAGTACATCTGTTATCTGGACGAAGATAATTGGTTGGAACCAACCCATATTGAATCCTTGATGAAGGTTATGGATACTGGAGTTCAATGGGCATACTCCTTACGTAAAATCACTGATACGGATGGCAACTACGTCTGTAATGACGATTGTGAATCTTTGGGCAAGTGGACTTCTTGTATCAATGATAACTTTGTTGACGTTGGTTGTTACTTCTTCCCAAAACAGTTAGCACTACAACTAAGTCCAATTTGGTATCGCAAAGCAAGAGAACCAGGTGTTCCAGAGGTTGACAGAATGCTTATGCATGTGTTAAAATCTAACAATACTAAGTATGATACAAACGGTGAATATACACTGAATTACCGAACAGGCAACACACAGTTGTCAGTACAAAAGGATTTCTTCCTACAAGGTAATGAATTTATGAAACAAAAATATAATGGAGAGTTCCCATGGAGAAGAAAAATCTAATCATTGGTGGAATCTTTAACTACAGCATCGCACAAATTAAACCTTGGGTATTGTCAATTAAAGAAACCATGCCTGATGCACACAAAGTAATGTGTATCAGTAATATCAATGAAGAAACACAAAAGTGGCTTGTATCAAATGGATTTGAATTAGTTCAAATGCCTCAAGCCAACATTCCTGTTCATGTACTACGTTTCTTGGCTATCTATGAATACCTGAGAGAAAACTGGGCAAAGTTCAACTACGTTATTACCACTGACGTTAAAGATGTTATCTTTCAAAGAAATCCATTTGACTGGATGGAAAACAATAACATCGGCCGTAGTGGCACACACTTGGTTGCACCATCTGAATCTATGTTATACAAAGATGAACCATGGAATGCTGAGAACATGATGCAGGCCTATGGACCTTACATCTATGAACGATTCAAAGATAGTTTGATTTGTTGCTGTGGTGTCATTGGTGGTACATCAGAGTACATGAAAGATATGGTTTTCAATATCTTCATTAACGGTATCAACCGACCAATACCAATCGTTGACCAAGTCGTGTTTAATATGTTGATTCAAACTCAACCTTACAAAAACGTAACAATGTCAGCAACTCAGAATTCAGCTTGGACTTGCCAAGCAGGTACTACGGCTGACCCAACTAAAGTTGAACAATTCAAATCTAAATGGTTGGAATTGCCACCTAGTTTTAGGGACGGCAAAGTTGTTACAGCTGGTGGTAACGAGTTCTATATTGTTCATCAATATGACCGTGTACCTGAATGGAAAAAATTTATAATGGAAAAATATGCCTAATATTACTATCGTTACTGCTTTTTATGATATCGGCCGTGGAGAATGGACACCTGAAAAAGGTTTGCCTCACTACTTACACCGTTCAAATGAAACATACATTGAACGTTTCTCACACTTAACTCAATTGGATAATGAGATTATTGTTTTCTCTACACCAGAAATAATTGAGTTGTTGCAACCTTTGAATACAAAGAACAACATTAAGTTCATTCATTTTGACATTTTCAAACAGTATGAACAATTAAGGGTTGCAATTAATAATGTGCAAAGAACAGGTGATTATCAAATGATGATTAATCCATATCAACGATTGAATCCAGAATACTGGAATGCAGATTATGTGTTGGTCAATTTTTTAAAGGCAACTTTTGTTTCTTTGGCCATTAAGTATAACTTAACCAGTAATGATTTAATTGCATGGTTGGACTTTGGTTACTGTCGTACACCAGATAAGATTCCAGAAAGCAAGTCTTGGTCGTATGATTTTGATGCAACCAAAATGCATATGTTCAATTATAAAGATTATGATGGACAAGATATTAAGAATGTTATTGCAAACAACGATGTATACATTCTAGGCGCAAAGATTGTTGGTGGTAAAACTGTTTGGCCTGAGTTTGAAGAACTGATGGCCAATCAAATGAAGAAGTTGTTGGAACAAACAATGGTTGATGACGACCAGACCTTGATGTTAATGTCTACAATTGAGAAACCGGAGTTGTTTGAGTTTCATGGAATTCCAGACCACCAAAAAGGTCTAGATGCTTTTGTTATTCTACAAGACTTTAACAATACAAAATGAAACCACTTTTTCTAATTACATCAGCCTTAAACCCCTCTTATGGGGTTTTTGCTTCTAATGAACGTGTTGAACAAACCAAAGCCACGATTAAATCTATCAGACAATATGCACCTGATGCTGATATCTTCTTGGCTGATGTTTCGGTTAATGGATTATCTGATGAAGTTAAAAATGAAATAATTCCATCAGTAAACTATTTCATGGACGTGGGAAGTCATCCTGATATGGTTCAATTATCCTTAGCTCGTGCCAAAAGTCAATCAGAATCTTTAATGACCTTATTGTTCTTGGATACAATTAAAAAGGACGAACGTTTTAAAATCTATGATAGGATATTTAAGATAACAGGCAGAATGGAATTGTATGAAGGTTTTGATATCAATGCATACAACGACTTAGAAGGCAAGTATGTTTTCCAGAAACGTGTTGCAACTTGGATGCCTACTCCTTACAGGGAATGTACACATCTATATAACACGAGGTTGTATTCTTATTGTTCCACACTCATAGATACACACATTGAAATATTACGTGGCATCTTTGAATACTTAAACCATGTGGACTTGGAACACGCAATGTTTGCCAGAGTTCCAACAGAACTGGTAATAGAATTTGACAAGGTTTACAGTAAAGGTATGGAAGCATCCACTGGAAATTGGAATTACGATTGACGTATATATGGAATCCAACATTTTTACTTTTTTTGTTGGGTTTTGAGTTTTAATATAAATAGAAAATTATTATGGTGAGTGGTAAAAAAATTGGGTTCTGTCTTTATGGACTTTTGCGTGACTCGTATCAAGGACGTGAAAATGTGCAAGACAAAGATTATAGACATTGTTGGCCAAACATCTACCGTAATGTCATAGAACCCTACACAAAAGATAATGAATGTTTCATCTATATCTCTACGTATGATACTACGGACGAAATAAAACAAGAAATGATGGACCTGATTAAACCACATCAGGTACTATATTCACAAAAAGAAGGGTCAACACCCTTCACATCAAAAGTAAATGCATTTAGATTGTTGGATAACCAAGACTTAGATTTTGTTATTCACACAAGACTAGACCTACATTTCACTCAACCGTTTATCAATCTAAACATAGATTATGATAAATTCAATTTTCTCTTTCCTGAAATCAATCATTGGCATCTAGGTTACACAACCGATAATGTATACATGTGGCCATATCACATGACTGATATTGTAGAAGATTCAATGAAAAAAACTTATAGAGTGATTAGACCATATACACATTGTACACATGGCCTAATGATTAAGTTATCGGAACAAGTGAAAGAAGAAGATATACATATTATCTCAGATAAACATGAATTGAGTACAGTTAATTCTTTCTACACAATTTGTAAAAAAGAGTTGGGTTGTAATACACAAGGTATTCACCCTGAAGTTATTGAAAGATTTGGAACATTTATAGACGTATGAATAAATTAGTAATTTTTGACCTTGATGGTGTTCTGTTAGACTCACGTGATTTACACTTTGATGCTCTAAATGATGCCTTAGAAAAAGTTGATCCGAAATATGTTATAACAATAGAAGAACATCTTTCAAAATATGATGGGTTGAATACAACCAAGAAGTTGAAAATGTTGTCGGAAGATAAAGGTCTTCCTGCCGAATACTATGACCAAATTTGGCGTGACAAACAAAATGCAACCTTTAAATTGATTCCTTCAGCACCACAAAATAAAGACATTTATTATATTGTGTATCAGTTGAAGAAAAAGGGTTGGAAGATTGCGGTTGCATCCAATAGCATACGTGAGACTGTTCGTATTGCTCTAGATTCATTAGACATTCTACACATGGTTGATTATTACGTCAGTAACGAAGATGTATTTAATCCAAAACCATTCCCCGAAATGTATTGGTTGTGTATGACGAAATTAAAGACACTACCTAAAGATACAATCATTGTTGAAGATTCACATATTGGTCGTGAAGGTGCTATTAATTCTGGTGCTCATTTGTATCCGGTAAAAGATGCATACGAATTGGAATTCAAACCTTTCATCAAGTATTGTGAAGAATTCGCAGAAACAAGTAATAAGAAAACTATACCATGGAGAAATAAGAAAATGAATGTATTAATTCCTATGGCCGGTGCAGGTTCTAGATTTGCACAGGCCGGTTATACTTTCCCTAAACCATTAATTGATGTTAATGGCAAGCCTATGATTCAAGTGGTTGTAGATAACCTGAATGTGGATGCACATTTTATTTTCTTGGTTCAAAAAGAACACTATGAGAAGTATAACTTACAGTCGGTTTTAAGTCTAATTGCACCAGGATGTGATATAATCCAAGTTGATGGTGTAACTGAGGGTGCTGCATGTACCACTCTACTGGCCAAAGATTTGATTAATACGAATGAACCATTACTGATGGCAAATTCAGACCAATTTGTTGAATGGAATTCTAATGAATGTTTATACGCTTTTACTGCTGACACTGTTGATGGTGGGATTGTTACATTTGAGTCAACTCATCCGAAATGGTCTTTTGCAAAACTTGATACAGATGGATTTGTCTCAGAAGTTGCAGAAAAGAATCCTATTTCTAATATTGCTACAGTCGGCATTTATTATTGGAAACATGGTTCTGACTACGTTAAGTACGCTGAACAAATGATTGAAAAGAACGTTCGTGTGAACAATGAGTTCTATGTATGTCCAGTATTCAATGAGGCGATTGCTGATGGTAAGAAATTACGTGTGAAGAATATTGACCGTATGTGGGGACTCGGTACACCTGAAGATTTGAGACACTACTTGGAACACCACAAATGATTTATATTGCACATAGAGGTCTAACACATGGACCCAACAAAGAAATTGAGAATCATCCTGCACAAATTATGAAAGCTGTCAGTGAAGGTTATGAATGTGAAGTTGACTTGTGGGTAAAAGATGGCCAATTGTTCTTGGGACATGATGCACCAACCTACCAAGTAAATTACACTTTCCTTTCCGTCAGACCTTTATGGATTCATGCAAAGAACTTGGATGCCTTGAACTGGTTGCGTCAAAACCATAAGAAATTCAATTACTTCTGGCACGAGAATGACCGTTTCACTTTAACCAGTGAAGGTTACATTTGGACTTATCCAGGTCAAATTTTGACAGAAAGAAGTATTTGTGTGATGCCTGAATGGAACATGGCACCTGACCAAGTTACTAATTTCCAATCTAAGTGTTATGGGGTCTGTTCCGATTATGTTGGATTGATGAATAAAAACGTATAAATATATCCACGGCAACCAAAGTGTGTTGCAAATCTCAAAGGTAAATTAATTAATGTTATCCTTCAAAACGTATTTAAAAGAAAGTGCTGACGAGGAAGGCGCAAGCCGACAGATTAAACATCTGACTCACGTTGAAGACCGCCCACTGCAAAACGGTGAAAAAGGTGCAGCACATGCTATTAAGTCATTGACTTCAGCTGCCGACCACATCCGTGAAGGTAAAAAGACTTCAGAATTAACCACCAAGTATGATGGTTCACCAGCAATTGTGTATGGTCATCATCCAGAGACAGGTAAATTCTTTGTTGCATCTAAGTCTGCTTTTAACAAAACACCGAAGATTAACTATACACCAAAAGACATTGAAAAGAACCATGGTCACGCACCAGGTCTAGTCAAAAAGTTAAAAGACGCATTACAACATCTACCTAAAGTTGCACCAAAAGAGGGTGTGTATCAAGGTGATATGATGTTCTCACAAGAGGACAAAACCAAATCAAAGAGTGGTGGAACATCTTTCCATCCAAATCCATCTGGTTTGACATACACTGCACACGGTGACCACAAAAAAGCAGTAGACAAAGCCAAAATTGGTGTCGTAACTCATTTGTCCTACCATGGCAAGAGCGCACAAAGTTTAAATGCACACCACGAAGTTGACCATGAAAACTTCAGTAAGCATCCGGATGTATTCTCTGTTGACCCTAGAATGGACACATCAAAAGTTCATTTCAGTAAAGACCAACAGAAAGAATTTCACAAACACATCATTTCTGCACAAAAGGTACATGACACCCACGGCGATGACATGTATGCTGGTACCAGAACACACCACGGTGTCGGTGGTGCGTTAGAAACCTATATGAATCATACAGTTAGAACTGGTGAACAACCCAACCATCAAAACTTTAAGAACTGGTTAGAGACCAAGAAGAATAAAGATATTGAGAAGTTAAAGGTTGAGAAGAATAAGACATCCAAACAAACTGAATTAAAATCTGAACTAGATAAGATTGAACGTAATAAGAAACATTACAATAATGTATTCAAGTTACATTCACATTTACAGGCAGCCAAGAATACACTAATTGGTGTAATGAATCAACACCAAGAGTTCCAACACGAACACGGTGGTGAAGCTGCTAACCCTGAAGGTTATGTTTTCCACCACGGAAAAGAATCCGATAAATTTGTTAATCGCCAAGAATTCTCACGTAGAAATTTTGCTGGAATCAGAAACCTATGAAGTCATTTTTAGAAAAAATACAAGAAGACGCAGCAACCCATACTCCGGTTGTTATGGCCTTTGGTCGTATGAACCCTCCTACAATTGGCCATGAAAAATTGGTCAATAAGGTTAGAGAGATTTCACACGACTACAAAGCCCCACATCACATCATACTTTCACATTCTGTTGACACGAAGAAGAATCCTTTAGAAGCAGCTGCCAAAGTAAAACATGCAAAGCGTTTCTTTCCTGGTGCAAACCTGGAAACATCATCTAAAGAGAAACCAACATTCTTACAACATGCCCAAGCATTACATCAAGCAGGCCATGACCATTTGATTATGGTTGCGGGTTCTGACCGTATTCCTGAATATGAAAAGAAGTTGCAACAGTACAATGGTGAAGGTCCAGGTAAACTTTTCAACTTTAAAAAGATTGAAGTTAAGTCTGCTGGACACCGTGACCCTGACGCCGAAGGTGCGGAAGGTATGTCAGCATCTAAGATGCGTGAACATGCACAAAACAATAACTTTGATGAATTCAAACAAGGTGTTCCTTCACATGTTCCAGAAAGACATGCACGTGAATTGTTCCGTGATGTTCGTAAAGGCATGGGAATGAATGAGAGTGTGAACCGTGGTCTATTCAAGGCCATCTTTGTTACTGGTGGTCCAGGTTCAGGTAAGGATATTGTTATTCGTGAAGCAATTGCTGAAAACAAAGCAGTAGAAATCACTTCAACACAAGCGTATAACTACTTGATGGATAAAGGTAAATTGTCAGAACAGACAAATGACTTCCGTAGAGAATCTATTCGTAATCGTGGTCCACTTATCATCAATGGACCTGCGGATGACCATACGAGAATTATAACAGTCAAAGAAGAACTAGAAGAATTGGGATACTCAACTTCTATGGTATTCGTTGAAACAACAAATGAAGCTAGTCAATCCAGAAATGAGAGATTGACTAAAATGATTGCTGAATCAATTCGTCAAGAAAAGTGGGAATTGGCTCAATCGTGTAAAGAATCTTATCGTCAAAACTTTAAAAACTTTATTATTTTCAATAACAGTGGTTCATTGGAAGATATTGAGGAAGATGTTACTGACACCTACCAGAAGTTAAATCGTTTCATTGACAATAAGACATATTTGGAGGAAGCATACCATTGGATGCAAAGCCACGGTAAGCTAAATACCAATGATTCTATTACAGTTCTCGTTAAGGAAAATAATTATGTTGAAAAAGATTCTAGATTTATTCAGAGGCTCAAAGAAAGCCGAAACGCAAAACTCCGCACAGGAACAAGCGGCAGAGCAGAAAATCTCGGAGATATCGTCCCAGACAATCAAACCATTGGTTCAAGCAAAGACGAAATCAAAGGAAACGACCGCCCAAGAAAAGGTAAAGACTTTGCCAGTGCAGGACACTCAGGTGGAGCTTGGTCAGGAGTCTATGAAGAAACAAACCCGCACATCCAGAAGTTCGGTGAGCCGAAAGAAAGCAACTTCTCCAAAGACAACGACAAAAACAAAAGGTTGAAGCGAGGCGATAAATCTATAGGTCTACAACAACTAGGTAAAACTGGTGGTGTTGGCCAAGAATATGACTCACGTGCTGGTGGCCAAGGTGCCGCAGCAGGTGCTGGTTTGGGTAACCAAACTTATAGTGAAGACAGTATAGGTCCAACTGCAAGCAATTCCGATGTAGTCAATTTCGGTGCGATGGCAGGTGGACCAAAACCAAATCCACTAGAACAAGGTATGAAATTTAATAAATTCAGAAAGAATATCAAAGAGACTAATGGTTTCTTAAATGACACTGAATCTGGTTTAGCCGGTACATTAGGTGGTGCCAGTAACAAAGAGCCGATGGAAAATCCAAAGAGTAAGGTGGGTTACACTTACGATATTATAAAAAGAAAGAAAAACGGAGCAAAAAATGATTAACCTCAACAAAAAAGATGCTGTAACAGATGCAGTTAAATCAATCCTCACACAAGAGGAAATTGATGTTAACGCTCGTACTAAAGATGATATCGGTGGCCGTAAAAAGTCTGCCCAAAAGGATGACGTAGGTCCTGCTGCTGACGGCAAATCCACAAAATTCAAATTGAAGTCGGAAGAAGTTGTTACAGAAGGCGAAAAGTCTGAGAAAGTCTTAGCCAAGTCTAAACCAGTTTCAATTGAGAAAAAAGAAGGTCCTGAAGCAGGAGAATCTGTTGACACTCAAGCTAAAAAAGAAAACAAATCCTTAAAAGGTTTCAAAGAGAAGTATGAACACAACTCTATCGTTGACCAAATGATTAATGAAGTGTTGTCTAAAGATGCATCTGCTGGTGCATGGATACACGACTTTGTAAATTCGGATAATCCACAATTTTCAGGCAAGTCCGAAGCCAAACGTAAAGAGATGGCTCTTGGTGCATACTACGCAAAACAACGCAACGAAGAAGTTGAATCTGTTGAAGAAGCACTGAAAGGTGACCAACACAAGATTGACAAAAACAAGAACAACAAGATTGATGCACACGACTTCAAATTGTTGCGTAAAGAAGACACCGTTGAAGAAGGTGTTGGTGAGAAAGTCAAAACTGGTTTGAAGAAGTTCCTTGCCAAAGTTGGTGGTGGTTCAGACGAAGACCAACGTAAACGCCTACAAAAGAACATGGGTGTTCCACAAACTGGTAAACCATCTATGGCCAAACAGAACGAAGAAGTTGAATCTGTTGAAGAAGGCTGGGATGATATGGTTAAGGCTGCAAAAGACAGCGTTAAATCTGGTCCTAAACCATCTGGTGGTGCTGGTGTTAAACAAGGCACACGTTACGGTGGTGGTAAACAAAAAGAGAAACCAGAACAAGAAGTTAAAGAAGAAAAAGAAGAACCTTTTGACGGTCCGTACAAAAAGAAAAAAGAAGTTGAAACGGACAAGTCTGGTGCAAAACATACTCCAATGTCAAGAGCTAAGAATCTTGCCAAGTTGGCCATGGGTAAAATGAAGAAAGAATTGGGACAAAAAGGTAAGTAATATGTCCAAACATTCCGACTTAATTAAAAAAGTGGTTAAGACGAATGTGGGTGAAACTCCCACATTTGGTACTAATCCACGTGACCCTTGGTCTACAAAGGCCAACATTGCTGAGACAGCTCTACTGAATGTTTACTTAAAGTCTCGTGGTATCAATCCTGAATTTGCAACCAAAGACCAAAAGGTTGCACACTCAAAGACTAATCAATTTAAGTCTTGGATGCAATCACACTTGAATCAACCACTCAGAGAAAAGTCTGATGAAAAGGATACTGTCACGTTTGACATTCCTTTGATTATTCGTGTGCTTGAATTGGCACGTGAAGATATCAAGTCTGATATGGACTTACACCGTGTTGTTGAACGCCTAATCTCTATGCGTGACAAAGGTGTGTTGACCATGGACGACTATGATGCTATTGCACAAATCAAAGAAGACGTAATGGGTTCTGTACCATTGGAACACATCAAACAAGCAATTGAAGAATTGATTGAATCTTTCTTTGGTCCACGTGGAGACAAGTTAATTGCTCGTTCTCATGCAGCACACGCAGCTGGTGATAAAGAAACTGGTAGTCGTGCTCATAAACTAGCAATGATTGCTGGTAAAAAATACAGAAGTAATCCTGATAATGCTGCCAAGGCAACTGCACATGTAATGAGTGGTGCAACACAAGACTACAAAGACCAAGAAAAGAAACGTGGTGTTGGAAATGTACGTGACCATGTGGAAGTTGAAGGTACAGTTGTTGAGGCCAAAGAAGCAAACTACGGTGGTGACTACCAAGATTCTGTAAAGGCACTCAAAGCCAAGGCAGAAAAGAAACCAGTTGATATGAAGTCTCTTGCTGCACGTATGCAGGCATCTTATGCAAAAGATAAGATGAAGAAAGAATCATTGGAACCAATGGCTGCTTGCAGTTGCGCTAGTGATGGTGCAAATACACCTGATGATGTGGCACCAAAGGATAAAGGCAAGAAATTGATTCAAATGTCTAAAACAGCAAAACTTGTGAAAACTGTTGTTAAGGGCAAGAATCTTAAAGAAGAACTTTATGATGCGGAAAAAGATGATAAACCTTCTGCTTCCGTGGGTAAGAAAACAAAATTGCAAAAACCTGGACAAGATGTTGTTACTAGGGAACAACCACAGGCCGCTGCAATTTTAACTGGTGGAAAGACCTTAACAGGTGAACCACGTGATACTATTGAAATTGATCCGTTGATGAAACAACGTAAACAAACACCAGACTCACCGACACCGGACAAACCAAAGAAAAGTGTTTAAATAAATACAACCATAACCCTCGGTTAATTAAGGAGAAACATACATGTCATCTTGGGGAAATAACGATAACGCAGCTAACGCACCATTCTGGGCAGTTAACTCAACTATTACAAAGGCTGCACCAGCAGAAGTACATTCTGAACCAACGGCCGCAAACGTAGCTTACCTTTATGGTAATACAACATCTAGTGCATACATCACAGGCGAAACTGTTGGCTTGTTTGGTGTTGACGCTGAAGAAGCATCTACAACAAATCGTGTACATACAGGATGGGTACTAAGAACTACTGGTTCTGGTGGTCGTGCTGGTCGTGTACAAGAAGAAGTTTTGGTTGCTATGAGTGGTATGTCAGCTGACGGAGCAGACGGCGATGCACAAACATACGCTAACGTATCTATTGCATTGACCATTTCTGGCGACCAATCTGTTGTATCTAGCACAACTTGGGCTAACACAGCAACATTCTCAGCTGCACAAACTGTTGATGGTAACACATCTGCATCTATTGCATACACATGGCAACAAAATAGTTCTGACGGCGCTGCTGGATGGACTTCTGTGGCCAACACAGCTGTTTCAGATGCCAAGATTGCTGGTATGTCAACAACAACATTGACAATCAAGCCAAAGACAACTGCAAACACCGGTACAGTGTATCGTTTGAAGGCAACTGCCGCAGACGAAGGCGTAACAGCTTACTCTGCAAACGCAACATTGACTGTTGCTTAATGAAAAATGGGTGACTTCGGTCACCCTTCTTTAATATGTTTGATAACTTGAATGAAGACAATTTTATGATGTATGCAGTGAAATACTATAATTCACCGCATTGCATTATGTCTGAGTTTGAGGGAGATATTAAGCGAACCAAGTATCTAAAGAGACTATTCAGAAGATACAAAGTGACCAAGTCATTAAAGGAACGCTTGATACTCAATCACATCATATTATTGAACAATGTTTTTGGTACGGAAGCAACCGCAAGAATATTGTTCTATAAAACTGATGAACGTGATTATGATATACTGAAAACATTTTTGGTGTATCTGAATTTGATGCCTGAAGCAATTTATGGCATCAACGGCAAAAATATATACACACGTGACATACCAATAAACGAAGATGTTGTAAAGGTCTTAGTAAAAATATGAAATCATTTAAAGAATTTATTAATGAGGCTGGCCGTTGCTGGACTGGTTACAAACCTGTCAAAGGTAAGAAACCATACTCTGACGATTCATGTGAAAAAATCAAAGAAGAAACTGTTGATGAATCTGCTGCATGGCAACGCAAAGAAGGTAAGAGTGAATCTGGTGGTTTAAACCAAAAGGGTGTAGAAT